ATTGAAGACATGAAAAAAGTATTTCCAACATTAAAAGATGATTGGGGTATTTATGTGCCTGAAGTAAAATATCTTTCTCCTGAGCCACTCGTCGATTATTCTAATCTAGCTCTTACCAAGTATCCTAACGTCCACTTTGTTGGTGATGCACTTTCTGCTAGAGGTATAACGGTGAGTGGTGCACAAGGTACTTATGTTGCTGAAAGTTTACTAGGAAAATCAAAATAAATTACGTATATTATGGGTATGAAAAATAAAGAAAACGCTTGGCCTAAGAGTCAAAAATTGAAAAAAGCAGATGGAACAATTGCTTATCTTTGGGATGGTAAATTACATAACTGGGAAGGACCAGCTTTAATACCTGAAGGCAATGAGAAAAAAGGTGAATATTATCTTTATGGAATCCCATATACAAAAGATGATCATAAAGAAGCGATTAGAAATCAAACGGGGTTGCCTTGGTATAAACAACCAGCACCTAAAGGTCAAAATCATAGAAATTAAAATATGAAAATAGGTTTATGTGGTACAATGAGTGTGGGAAAAACTACACTAGTAAATGCTTTAAAAGAAACAAAGCAATTTAAAGATTATAATTTCGCAACAGAGCGTAGTCAACATTTAATGTCATTAGGTATTCCTTTGAATACTGATTCTACATTAAAAGGTCAAACAGTATTCCTAGCTGAACGTTGTGGTGAATTAATGCAAGATAACATTATTACAGATAGAACTATAATTGATGTTATGGCATTTACAATGAATGCTAAATCAATACCTCACCAAGATAAAGAAGCATTTGAAACATATGCTAGTGAATTTGTTAGAGAATATGATTACATATTTTATATATCTCCTCATGGGATAGAAATTGAAGATAATGGAGTACGTGAAACAGATGAACATTATAGAGATTTAATTGATTTTACTATTACAACTTTAATTAAAAGATACGGACACAGATGCAATGTAGTAGAAAAAATATCTGGATCTACAGAGGAACGAATTCAACAAATATTGAATATTACAGGCCTTTAACATATTTATAATAAAAACTACAATATAATGAAAAGATCTGACTTAAATAAGTTTATAAAGGAAAATATTATAGAAACTTTATCTGAAAGTTCTTCTAGTGAAGAAAAAAGAATTGCATTACGTGCTGTTAAAAGTATAGCTAAATACAGAAATGTTAGTGAAGATGAAGCAAAAATAGACCTTATTAATGCTGTCAAAGAATTAGGGAGTATAAAAGAAGCAGACGTAGATATTGAAATACCATCTATAGCTAGACAAAAAGCAAATGCTAAAATAACTAATGCTAAAGGATTTGCACAATTTATTCTAAAAGCGTGGAATGATATTTCTAATGAAGAAAGTGAAAGCATAACATCATTGCAAGATTTAAAAATAGCAAAAGCTAAATTAGAAAAAGTAGCAAAATCAGAAGAAGAAATATCAGAACAACTTCCATCTAAAGAAGAAGTAGAAGATACTACGGCGGCTGTTCAAAACCTAAAAAAAGAATTAGATAGTTTAGAAGAGGATGATGATATAGATGATAAAGATGCTGTAGCACAAGCTAACAAAGCTAGAGGAAAACATAAAAAGTTAGACATAGCAGTTAAGGCTAAAAAAGCATTAGAAACTGAAATGAAATCTCTAGCTAGGAAATACTCAGCTGCTGATGATGTTGAAAAAGAAAAAATTAAAGATGATTTAAAAGCTAAAACAGCCAAGAAAAAAGAATTAGAGTCTTTAGTAGCTAAATTAGAAAAAGATGTTGTCTAGAGAAAGATTTATTAGTTATGGATTGATACTTCTTTTAGGTAGTGCATTAATTTATTTTGTATTAATAGGAGATGAAGAATATGTTGAAGATTTTAGTTCAAAAATTACAGCATTAGAATCGAAGGTTGATTCTTTACACAGCATAAATGATAATTTAGTATTTAAAATTGATACTTTAAACCAACAAATTGTCAAATTAGATACAGAAATAGATAAACAAGATAAAAAAATTATCACATTAAAATATAAAGTAAATGAAAAAGTTAATTCCGTTGATTCTTTTAATGATGATGAGCTTACAAGGTTTTTCACAGAGCGTTATAGACACTACGAAGATTCAATTAAAGAAGCCGATAGCTCGTCTAGTAATTAAGGATCTAATAATAGGAGATGGTGCCCAAAAGGAAATAAAGTTATTATCTAATAAACTTAATTTATTAGAAAGCAAGGTTTTTATTAAAGATAGTGTTATATTTAATTTAAATGAAAGAGTTACAAATTTCGAGAGTATGTTAAATACTCAATCTGATCAAATTGCTTTATCAAGAGAATTATCTGCTAAATTACAACTGGATTTAAAAAAACAAAAAGTTAAAACAAAATTAATGTCTGGAGCAGGAATAATAGCTGTAGTTGGTATTTTAGTACTAGTAAAATAAATATGGCAGATTTAAAAAAAGTAATAAGACAAGAATACCTAAAATGTGCCAAGGACCCAGTGCATTTTATGCGTAAATATTGTTATATACAGCACCCACAACGTGGACGCATACAATTTAATCTATACCCTTTCCAAGAAAAAGTACTAACGTTAATGCGCGATAATCCATATTCGATTATCTTAAAATCTAGACAATTAGGTATATCTACATTATCCGCAGGTTATTCTTTATGGTTGATGACATTTCATAAAGATAAAAATATATTATGTATAGCAACAAAGCAGGAAAAAGCTAAAAACATGGTAACAAAGGTAAAATTTATGTATGAAAATTTACCTTCATGGCTTAAAATTACAGCAGCTGAAAATAATAAATTAAATCTCCGATTATCAAATGGGTCACAAATTAAAGCAACATCAGCTTCAAGTGATGCAGGTAGATCAGAAGCAGTATCCTTACTATTAATTGACGAGGCGGCATTTATTGATAATATTGGTGAGATTTGGGCATCTGCTCAACAAACACTAGCTACGGGTGGTGGGTGTATAGCATTATCTACCCCTTATGGTACAGGTAATTGGTTTCACCAAACATGGACAAGAGCTGAAGGTGGTGAAAATGATTTTTTACCTATTAAATTACCTTGGTATGTGCATCCTGAAAGAGATGAAACATGGAGAAAAAAACAAGATGAATTATTAGGTGACCCTAGAATGGCAGCACAAGAATGTGATTGTGATTTTAGCACATCAGGTGATATTGTATTTTATCCTGAATTAATAGATTTTTACGAAAAAACATATGTAAAAGATCCTATGGAAAAAAGAGGAACAGACCAAAATTTATGGGTTTGGGAATCTGCAGATTACAGTAGAAATTACATGGTGGTAGCTGATGTATCTAGAGGAGATGGAAAAGATTATTCTGCATGCCACGTTATAGATACAGAAACAAATGTACAAGTTGCTGAATATAAAGGACAATTAGGTACAAAAGAATATGGACATTTATTAGTTGGATTAGCTACTGAATATAATGAAGCAATGTTAGTAATAGAAAACGCTAATATTGGTTGGGCAACTATACAAGTTGTTATTGATAGAGGTTATGCTAATCTTTACTATTCACAAAAGAGTGAGTCCGCCAATGTAAATTCGTATTTTGATAAATATCAAGACCACTCTAAAATGGTAGCTGGTTTTACAATGTCCTCTAGAACACGACCTATGGTAATAGGTAAGTTTCAAGAATATATTGGTGATAAAGGAGTAACAATTCAATCAAAAAGATTGATAGAAGAAATGAAAACATTTATTTGGCGTAATGGAAGACCAGAAGCACAATCAGGATACAATGATGATTTAGTTATGGCTTTTAGTATGGCAATGTATGTTAGAGATACAGCATTAAAATTTAGACAACGAGGAATAGATTTAACAAAACAAACATTAAACAATATGTCAGTTAATAGAACTCCCTACCTGGGAAGTTATGGTGGAGGAAGCGGTCAAGTGCCAAATCCATACCAAATAGACACACCAGGTGGTAAAGAGGATATTAGTTGGATATTAGACTAATATTTATAACAATAATTATATATTAATATGGCGGAAAAAGGCGTATTTTCAAGATTAAGAAGATTATTTTCTACAGATGTAGTAATACGAAATGTAGGAGGTAATCAAATAAAAACAATAGATTCGGGACATATCCAATCCAGTGGAGAATATGAAACGAATTCATTAATAGATAGGTTTAATAGAGTATACTCTACTATGCCTACCTCTTTATATGGGGCTCAATTTAACTTAAATTACCAATATTTAAGAACACAATTATACTCAGAATATGATGTAATGGATCAAGATGCAATTATCGCTTCTGCCTTAGATATTGTAGCTGATGAATGTACATTAAAAAATGATATGGGTGAGGTGCTTCAAATTAGAAGCTCAAATGAAGACATACAAAAATTATTATATAATTTATTTTATGATGTATTAAACGTAGAATTTAACCTATGGATGTGGGTTAGACAAATGTGTAAATATGGTGATTTTTTCTTAAAATTAGACATAGCAGAAAAATTCGGTGTTTATAATGTAATACCTTACACTGCTTACCATATTGAAAGAATAGAAGGATCTAATCCACAAAATCCTGCTGAAGTAAAATATAAATGGAATCCTGATGGATTTGCAGGTAGTTCTTATGGGTATTATAATGTACCAGGACAACAATTAGATGCAGGTCCAGATGATAAAGGAGCTATTATATATGATAATTATGAAATGGCTCACTTTAGAATGGTTGGTGATGTTAATTACCTTCCTTATGGTAGAGCATATATTGAACCAGCTAGAAAATTATTTAAACAATATACATTAATGGAAGACGCGATGTTAATTCATAGAATTGCTCGTGCACCAGAAAAAAGAGTATTTTATGTAAATGTTGGAGCTATCCCTCCAAATGAAGTAGAAGCATTTATGCAGAAAACTATTTCAAACATGAAACGTACTCCTATGATGGATGAAAAAACAGGTGAATATAATTTAAAATATAACATGCAAAATATGTTAGAAGATTTTTATATTCCAGTTAGAGGTAATGATCAATCAACAAAAATTGATACTACACCTGGATTACAATATGATGGTATTGCTGATGTTGAATATTTAAGAGAAAAATTATTCGCAGCACTTAAAATACCAAAAGCGTTTTTAGGGTATGATGAGGGAGTTGAAGGTAAAGCAACTTTAGCAGCTGAAGATATTAGATTTGCAAGAACAATAGAAAGAGTTCAAAAAATATTTGTTTCTGAATTAACTAAAATTGCAATTGTACATTTATTTTCTCAAGGATTTAAAAATGAAGATTTAGT